AGTTTCAAGGACTACTTTCTGCAACTGGGATTCACAATGAAACTTGAGGGCATTGCGCGTGAGCTCGAACACATCGAGTTCTGCCAGGCCCGCCCGGTTAAAGTTAACGGTTTCTACCGCATGGTGCGCGACCCTCGCGTGACCATCGACAAAGACTCAATAGCCCAGATGGGAGGACACCACACACCAACAGCAGTCGCTCAACGCAGCAACGCTGTCGGGTGGTGTGGAATGTCCCTAGCTGGCGATGTACCCGTGGTGAGGGAACACTACCGTTCGATGCTCGTTGACGTCGATCCTGGACGCGCGGAGTTCACCACCGGCATGCACTACCTTGCTGCCGGTATGGACCCGAAATACGCGCTACCAGACGACGAAACACGGGTGTCTTTCCACAAGGCGTTTAACATCTCGCCTGACTACCAGCTTGCTATGGAAGCGGAAATCCGTAGCAATGCCTGGTACTTGCACACCAATAATCTCCTGGCAACGCCGCCAAACCTAGTAGATCATCACTACAAATCTATATTACATCATCTCAGTGACGATCCAAATCCATCCATTTAATTACGCTACCCACCCACTTTTACACAGATATCTCCACACAACTTCCACCATCGCAGCACTAGCAATAGCATCCACGGTTATCACGTCCATATCAGTCGTCATTTCCCTGTCGAAATCAATTTATAATTTTAGCAATGGTTGCCGCAAGCTCAATGACCCTCTTCAAGCCGCACAAGAAGAAGCCGAAGAAGAAAGTCAGGAAAGCACGCCCTCCGGTGCAGAAGCGCTTGCGCTTCGACCGCCGTGAGTACGACATCGCACTGCAATGCATCAACCCTTTCGACCACTCCAGCGATGGCTGCCGCCTTATGTACGGAAGCAGTTCCAAGACCTTTTCCTACGCCGTTCGCGGCAGGATTGGCGCCGGGCGCTTCAGCACTGGCGACGGCGCCCGCTGGGTGCACCCTGGTATCACCGACTGCATCGCTGGTCCGTCCTCTATTACTGCAGACGTCGTCAGCTGGGCTGCGGCAAGTGACATCACTGAAGCCGCCTCACTCACGCCACTAGCGAAGAACTTTCGCGTCGTGTGTGCTGGCATTCGGGTGTTCACTAACGTGCCCTATGACGCAGACGGAACCGGCCTGATCCAAGTCGCGGCGGTGCCGGGCGCATCATCACCAACCGGCTATAAGACGACCTCAACCGCATACGAGTACGTCGACGACGGACCCATGTACGGGTTCGATCGCACGTACCTGTTCCCGCGCGAGAGTCCTGGAGCCGTGAGCAAGTTCAGTACCACAGACGACCCCCACTTAGGCTGGCAGGGGATGGTTGTGAGCTGGACTGGCATGGAGCAAACTGCCCGATCCAATGTGGTCTTCATTGACTACGTTTGGCACCTTGAGCTTGAACCAGAG